TTACGCCATTTGTTTCAACTCTGAAGTCGATATCTTGACTGTCCTCGTTAAATACCATTGAAGCGGCACCAGCATCAGTATTTACGAATGACTGTATTTCTCTGCCTGTTCCACTTAAATAAGCTGTCCAAGCAAACGATACATCTTCACTACCATCTGTAACATCTCGCATTCTAGCTGTAAGATTAAGAAAGTCATGCTCTGCCCCAGCAGAATTTTCACTAGTCCAATCTATAGCGCCTATTAAATCATCATCTGCGGGTGAAGATGAATTTCTACGCAGTTTTAATACTGGTCCAACATTTGCATCAGCATCTGTAGAGATAAGTGTAAGGTTGTCGGAGTTATCTGCTACTGTAATTGTTGCACCAGCAGAGGAAGTTATAGCTCCGCTTACATCCATCGTGCCGTTTACATCAATCGCCGTAGCGGTTAGATCAATTTCATCTGTTGCGCCCAAAGCCAAGACCGTTGCGCTAGAGCCTTGAATGAACTGGCTCGCATCGTTGAACATAATCTTGTTAGTAGAGTTCAACGTCAAACCAGAACCGTCTGTATGTGTAAGGGTGGTATCACCATCTGCACCAAACGTAATAACTGCCGAATCAGAGGTTAAAGTAAGATCGTCTTCTACTTTTAAATCTACAACATTAAGACTAGCAAAAGCGTCTACTACTGCTGCGCCAGAACCAGCTCCGTCTAAATAAACTGCTTTAACGTCGCCAGCGGGAATAGTTATGTTGGCTCCAGAACCTTGGGAAATAATTATGTTTTGAGAACCACTTGTAGCGTTCTCAATAAATTGCATCCTGTTAATAGTGTTAGGGGCTATTGTAATCGTACAAGCTGAATCTAATGTGCCTGTATATTTAACATACATAGCTCTAACTGGATCAGTAGCTCCGTCTGCTATTGTTGAAGTGTGTGTGTCTGCGTTAGTGGTTATACCTTCTGTACCATACCCTAACGCCTCACCTATCAGTTCTAGGTTGGTGTTTGTGGTTGTTCCCCAAGTTCCTGAACCATCACCTGTGGCCATTTCGTTGAGTCTTAGGTCGTTTACGTATGTACTTGCCATTTATTTATCCTCTTGGTATATATGATTATATACTTTTTTCCTTAAAAAGTTAAGCTACTTGTTCCCAATCTGGAGACTGACTATCATCGATAGTCGACCAACTAGGTGATTGACTATCATTTACTCCTGTCCAACTTGGATCTTGACTATCATCAATTAATCCCCAAACCAGTACTTGTGGTGTGCCTGCTGTTGCTGCAACACCTGTAACGGATACATCTGCTGCTGCATTTGTAGTTACAGTTCCTAAAGAACCTGTTACGGCACCTAACTCAACAGACAAATTATTATTCGATACTGTTGTTGCTGTACCGATAGCGGAAGTTGCTGCTCCTAAAGTAACAGCTACGTTTGCTTCTCCGTCAACATCTACGCTTACCGAACCTAACGTACCGACAGCACCTGATACAACTGCTATAGCTTGTGCGTTTACGCCTGCTGTGGGGGCACCTGTTGTTCCTACTAAAGAAGCTGGAGTTACATTAGCTTCTGCATCTATAGAAACTGTACCTAATGCGGAGGTTGCTGCGCTAGGCGCAGAAAGGGTGACAGGATTAGGTTCGCCCCAAGTATCAGAGCCCCAAGTACCTCGACCCCAACCAGTGATCGCTGCCATTTTGTAACTAAGCTATTCTTATGATAGCTGTGCTTGCTGCTGCTGCAGGGAAAACTATTGTAAAGTCTCCTGCTGTAGAGGTTTTATCTCCACCAAAATCAATAGTTGCTACAGAAGGATCACCACTAGCTGTGTCATTATAGATCAAACAACCTCTTGCCGTTACTGTGGCTGTACCGAATGTAAGATCCGCAAAATCGGTAAACCCTGTCGTACCACCGCTTGTGGGGGCTACATTAGTAAGAGCCGACCCTCCTGCTGAATAGTTAGTACCAGTTACTTGGTTGGTTGTTGCGTAAGCAGTTGTTGCTGCTCCCATTGTAGCAGAACTTGTATACAACGCTAGTTTAAAAGAGTTCCCACCAGAAGCCTTAAAATTATGTGTGGCTTCTAGCAATTCTTTTTTAAAGCTAGTGGTTAATGTTGATGTTATTGCCATTATTTTAACTCCGTTAATATCTTAGCTAAATCTTCATGTCCTTGTTTAACTAAAATGTTTCTCATAGTGCATCGTTCACTATTGATGCTCTCCTTGATATAATAAAGTATTGTTGAATAAATAGCAACCCGAAAAGCTTCTGCTTGTTGTTTAATGTGGGGTGCTGCGTTTTCAGAAATACCGCAAATTCTCTCTGTGGCTCTCTCTGCCCAGTATTCAGGGGGGTGTCCTCGGTTTTGTTGCGTGTCTACAGTAATACTTCCTAGACTACTTACTGTTTCAATTTCTATCATTTTAGTATCTCTTCGCTTCTGGTGGCGTACTTAGGATAGGCACTAATTCAGCTGTTTTTCTATTTTCTTCTTCTACCGCTTCAGAATATTCTTTAAATCCTGTTTTATAAAACTCTTCTGTTTCTGGGTTAAATAAAACAATCGGTGGATTATCTAACCTGTGGTAGCCATATATTTTTTCTTGTATCGGTACATCGGTATCTAAAAGTCCAGATCTTGGAGCCACACTTACAACTATTCCCGCTGTAATACACTTAGAAAGCCAGAACTCTACACAAGCTCTACCTGCTTCTGCAAAATGTAGATTACCTTTATAGGTAAAATCAACACCAAACATATTAATTCGACCAACTCGATTATACATGGCAAAAGCAATAGCAAAACAAACAGTATTGTTTAAGTAAGAACTTCCTGTTTCTTTTATAACCTGTAAAAGAGGAAACTCTACTAAGTTAGTACAACGTTCATCTAATTCACATGTGTAGATTGGACCAGGATGCGATTTTAAAACTTTTTGCATTAAATTGGTTTGGCTTCCCGCATGATCTGTGTCTAAAAAACGGCTAGCAGGATCCATCATAAATGTTCTATCGACTTGTCTAGCAATGCCCGCCATAGCATTTATTGCCCAAACTTCATCGAACTCATTACCGTGGGATATTGACAGGTGGTAGTCTAGCTGACTCTCGCCCATTGCGACGATGGCGATATTCGCCCCTTCCAAATTTTCTATTCTCATGCTTGTGGTGATCTCCTTACTTGGTCATATCTATACTGATCTCGGGTGGACTTGCCTTCCCCAAGGTTTTTCATTAAAGCTAATGCTTCTTGAAATCTGGTCTCATAGATTGGTGCTGATTCATAATTTTTTAGGTATATCATTGCTTCTGCTAAAGTACCATACAATAGTGCATTGGGAGCATTAGTAGAAAGCCAAGTCGTACCAGAATCACCTGCCGAAGTAAGGGATGAGGGTCTATAAAAATAGTGTAGCTCAAAAGTGAAGTTAGTGGATGGCGTTGGAGCCAATATAAAAGTATTTTCGTCAAATTCCGCGTAATACTTTGGTGTCCCTGTGGTAGAGGATGCAGGTGTATAATCCCGAATAAAACTTGGATGCTTTAATTTAAGAAAGTTATAGTTAGAAGAACTATCTATAACTGCTAAACTAAAGGGGGATAGGAAGTCACTGGGTGCTCCTAAATATGCAGAACTAGCGGTTGCTGTTCCTGTTACGTTTTTTATAAAGTCGTCTAATTGGACTGCTTTTAAAACACGTTCTTCCGCTGTTTTGATAAAATCAGGTAAGTGTGTAACAAACGTTGATTCTTCAGACTCAGCATAGTCTTGAATTGCAGTTTTTAAGGTAGAATAAGTCCAACTCATTTCATTACCCCGTCGAAACTGTTATTGTGCCTAAACTGCCTGTTACTTCTTCCATGTAAAAACTGGAGCCTATAACATCATTATGGGCAATATCCATGGAAACTGCGCTAACTCCATCAGAGTTTTTGGTGTTTCCTGTCCTGATAATACCGTAGCCTGTTGTTGGGGCAGGTTCTGTTGGTCTTGGTTGTTTCAATGCTTCTGGTTCTGATGGTACATGAGCAGGATCAAGTTGAGGACTTTTAGGTTCATAACACTCAGGACAAACCTTAAAACCGTTCCACTCCATTTTCATCTGTAGATACGGATAAACGAAACCACACCTATCGCATTGTGCTTGGGAAAACTTACCTGCTGCATATGCCATTTAGACGTAGCTCCTTGTAGGTGTTAGCATTATAGAGGTTCTATTACGATCCTCATCAGATGCAAGTTTAAAGTCTTGTTCATATTGTGTTTTTAATATAGTGGCTTTGTCTGGGTTTTTCTTTAACGCTATGTAATACGCTAACCCACTAGCCATACAAGGCATAAACCTTGAAGGTATTTCTGGGTCTTGTGCAGAAGCAGATACATCATCTACTCTTTGAATAGTGTTAGCCACTAATCTGTATGTGTATGTGCTGTCTGGTGTTGGCCACAACTTAACGGTTGGGGTCGTTTGTCTATCTAAAAATATCTGAGTTGGTCTTCCTGTAGAAGATTTATTAGGTATGTTTAAATATTCAGTTCGACCTATCCGTGTCATCTGTAGGTCAGTTGTTGTAGAACCGTCGATTTGGCGTATGACAGCGGAAACTATATCTATGTCATAAGAATTTAATGCATAACTATTAGTCCCAGACGTTAGATTGGTTGTTACCTCTTCTATCGTCCAAAGGTTTACACCTCTGTTAGACCAAT